GTTATGGGATGCTCCCGCAGATCTAAAACCAGCAGAGGTGCAGCCGTGACCAACCAACAGAACGATCCGCCGCGCATCGGCGCCCCGCTGCGGCCGCCACCAAACCAACAAGAGTTCACGCCGCATCCCACATGGATGCGGGTACTACTCGCCGCATTCTGGATCGTCGGCCTGCTGCTGGCCGGCGCCACGATGCCCCACATCGCCAGCGACGAGCTTGCCGAACTGTACGCAATGGTCACGTCGCTGACCGTGCGCGTCGCCATCCTGGAACGCGGCCAGGCGCACACCGACGCCGTCGTGCATCGGTATATCAACCGGGCGGAAGAAGAGGAGCAGCCATGAGTGGCGCGGAAATGCTTTGTGCGCTACAGCCGGCGCTGATGGGGATGTGAAGCATGAGAACACAATCGCTATTCGAGGCAGATCGCCTGACATTGCCGGACGCCATCGACCTGAGCGTCGCTAGCCTGAACGCCTACGGCGAACGATACCGCCACTGGGCAATCGCCTATAGTGGCGGAAAAGACTCGACAGCCACGCTTGCATTTGTGCTGTGGGCGCTGCAAGCCGGGCGCGTGGCGGCGCCAGAATCACTGACTGTGCTCTATGCGGACACACGCATGGAGTTGCCGCCATTGCAGCAGGCTGCTTTGCGCATCCTCGACCAGGCAAGGGGCGCCGGCTATCGCGCTGAAGTGGTCCAGCCGCTAATGGATGACCGCTTCTATGTCTACATGTTTGGCCGCGGTGTTCCACCCCCAAAGAACCGGTTTCGGTGGTGCACACCACAACTCAAAATCGAACCAATGCACGCCGCCCTCGCAGAGCTACGCCAGCGAGCCGACGCCAAGCTGCTGATGCTCACGGGCGTCCGGTTGGGAGAGTCGGCGGCACGCGACCAACGGATCGCCGTGTCGTGCTCGAAGGACAGCGGCGAATGTGGACAGGGCTGGTTTCAGGTTGCGACGCCAGAGAGTATAGCGGACACACTGGCGCCGTTGTTGCACTGGCGACTATGTCATGTGTTTGATTGGCTCTACTTCGAGCAGGAGCGCCATGGATTCGACACCAGCGGCGTCGCCGCAGTGTACGGCGATGAGGACATACGCACCGGCTGTGTTGGCTGCAATCTGGCGAGTCGTGACAATGCCCTAGAGCGACTGCTGCGACAGGATGAATGGCAGCATCTGCGGCCGCTCATGGAATTGCGACCGCTCTATGAGGAACTCACTAAGCCGCGCTGGCGAAAGCGAAAACTTGAGCCAGAGATGCGTCAGGATGGTCAATGGGCCACAAACCCACAGCGCATGGGACCACTGACCATGCGGGGGCGCGCCTACGGCCTAGACTGCGTTCTCGACATCCAGCAACGCGCTGGGGTCGATCTGATTGACCAGTACGAGGAAGCAAGAATTCGCCACCTCTGGCGCGTGGACACATGGCCAAACAAGTGGACGTCGGACGACATTGACGCCGATGTGCCTATCGACGCCATGAAGCTGACCGAGAATGGCATTGTAGCGCAATCGCTGCTGGTGCGGTGACGCCATGACGACCACCAGGGAAGTAGGGGTGTGGACACGCATAGAACAGCCGTGCTACACTGGGGTGTGTCGGCTGGATGCTTGAACATCCAGCCGACGGTGACAGACCTGTCGTAGCAGGCGTGTCGGGCAAAAGTCTAGCACACCGCAAAGCGCCAGGTC